ACGGTTCTATTCTAGAGGAGTAGAACTTAATTAAATTATAATTCTCAAATTTTCAAAATTATGACTAAAAGTGAATTAAAGGAATTCGTTAAAAGACATTTTAATTTGACTGAAAGTGAGAGTTTTTCTAGTGCTACACTGGAGGATGGAACCAAAGTAACTAACGACGTTGATGGAGATTTTGCTGTAGGGCAAGATCTATTTGTTATCGATGCTGAAGGAAACAAGGTTGCTGCCCCTGAAGGAGAGCACGTTACAGAATCAGGAATTCAACTTATCGTAGATGCTGAAGGCAAATTAACAGGTGTAAAATACCCTGATGCTGAAGGCGAAGGTTCAGCAGATTTGGCTGAAGAAAAAGAAGAAGTTGAAATGGCTGAGGAAGTAAAAGAAGAGGAGAAACTTGAAGAAGACGAAGAAATTAAAATGGAAGAAGGCGAATCTCCTGTTGAAACTATCATCGAAATTGTTTCTGAAGTAGTCGAAGAAAAAATCGATGATATGAAAAAGAAAATGATGGTGATTGAAGAGGAATTAAAAGACATTAAAGAAAAAATGTCTGCTTTTGCTGCTGAGCCAGCTGAAGAAAAAACTCTTCCTAACCGTAAATTTTCTAAAAAATCAGACTACAAAATGAGTAAAGTACATGAAAAAAGGTACAATAAAATGCTCGCAAAACTTAACAAATAAATTAACTTTTAAATTGAACAAAAATGGCAATTAATGTAAGCGCACTTAATGACTTTAACAATGAGTTGGCTGGTAAAATTGTATTAGATACAGTTTACAAGGGCAACACAACTGAGTACGTGTCTGTTCAAGAGGGTATTAAGTATCAAGAACCATTGAATCTTATTTCTGTAGATCCTTACTTCCAAGGTGGAGATGCAGTATCAACTGCTTCTGGTTCAGCTGACTTTACTCAAAGAAACATTACTGTTACTAAAAGAACAGCTTATGATTCTTGGAACCTACAGTTGTTGACAGAAAAATACTTAGGTATTTCTGCTCTTCCTGAAGGATCTTATGAAGACACTATTAACTTATTGAATGAAATGACTGGAGAGCTTGTAGCTAAAGCTCAACAAGCTAATGACGATTTCCTATGGAACGCAGTTTCTGGATCACAGTATGCAGGTTCTACTGTAACTCCAAATGCTGATGGATTTAAAGCACTTATCAGTGGTTCTACTGCTGGTATTGTTAATCCTTCTGGTACTGGAGCAACTGCTATCACAGGATCAACTGCATACACTCAGTTAGGAGATTTCCTTGCTGCATGTGATGTAAACGTACTTGATGCTGAAGATTTGACTTTCTTCTGTGGTACAAGCGTATTCCAAAGAATCGTACAAGGTCTAACTACTCAAAACTTATTCCACTTCGATCCTACAACTGTAGAGCGTAGAGGCGGATTCTATGAAGTACCACTACCTGGATATCCTAACGTAAAAATCGTTGGTGTATATGGTTTAAGATCTTCTGAAAGAGTAATTTTAGGACCTGCTAGCGATATGTTTGTTGGAACTGACTTAGTATCAGATACTACAAACTTCCAGCTATGGTATGATATCAATGCTGACGCGTTGAAATATCGTTTGAGAAATAAATTAGGAGTACAGATTGGACACCCAGAATACTTTGTGTCTAACGACTTAGCTTAATGTTTAACCTTTTAAACCAGAATAATTATGGCTTGTGATATTACATCAGGATTTGAGTTAGCATGTAGAGATAACTCAGGTGGTATAAAAAACATCTACATATTGTCTGGTTCTGTTGATTCAGTAACAGGAGAATCAAATGGATTGTTGACAGAAATCTCTGGAAGCGGAACTTTTTATAAGTTTGAGCTTGCAAAACAAACTGGAGATTACACTGAAACAATCAATGCTTCTGTTGAAAATGGAACTGTGTTCTACGAACAAGTAGTTAACGCACCATTCCATAAAATGCAATCGGCTACTAGAAATCAGGTTAAAGTATTAGCACAGAACCCTGATTTGAAGGTAATTGTTGAAACCAATAATGGCGGCGAAGACGGAATCGGTAAGTTTTTCTATGCAGGACAAAGAAACGGACTTACTCTTTCTGGCGGAACTGGAGCAACTGGGACAGCATTTGGCGATGCAAACGCTTACACTTTAACTTTTACAGGACAGGAACCAAGCCCTGCTTGTGAAATTAGTGGAAGTGATTTGACACCTATTCTTAGCGGTATTAGCGAAGGATAAATCAATATTTAACTTAAGGAGGGTTGTGGTTTTTGGCTACAACCCTACCTTTAAGTTTATCTTAAATACTCTTTATAAATGCTTCAACTATATTACGAATCTGGGTCAACAGCAACAACAAGTACAGCTATATGGACTGACAAAAGGATATCATCAACAGTACTAGGAGTAACAGTTGATTTAACTTCATCTTTTTCAGGTCATACTAGTTCATATAATGCTGATATTTCTTCAAATACAACTTATCCTAGTGGAGGTTGGATTATATTTCAAACACCTAAAAATGCAGTTCCTACTTCAAGTGGCCAATATTTAACTAATATATTTCTATTTATTGAGGACGGTAATTCGCAGATTTGGAATACTGCAAATGTAAAATGGATAGAAGCTGATTTTACTTGGAATGGTATCGAAGAATATGGTACAAACATTTCAGCAAATGAAAGAGCTTTTGTAAGTGGAAGTGATTATGAAAATATTAATAAATACGAGTTTGAAGAAAATGCAATCTTCAATGTATATGATAATTAAGATATGAAAAATAAGGAAAATAAAATACAATTTGCTTCCATTTCAAGAGAGAGATATAAAAAGAATAGTTGGAAAGAACATAAAACAGATAGCAAATACATTAAATTTGGTGAGGATAATCAATTCCCATCTTATTTAATTCATTTATATAATAATAGTTCTATACATGCTGCGTGTGTAAATGCAATTGTAGAAGCAATACGTGGTGAAGGATTAGTAACAGAAAATGAAAGTTATTTAGATTCAGCAAACAGAACAGGTGAAAGCTGGACAGAATTATATAACAAATTAGCCTTAGATTATAAATTATTTGGTGGTTTTGCTTTAGAAGTTATTTGGTCAAGAGACAGATCACGAATAGCAGAAGTATACCATATAGATTTCTCTTACATTAGATCAGGAGAAAAAAATGAAAGAGGCGAATGTGAAAAATATTACATAAGTGATGAATGGAGGGGTCTATACACTTATGGTACGGTAATGGATGGTGAAATTCCTTCATTACCAAAATATAACCCAGCAACTAAAGCAGAGGAACCAAAACAATTATACTATCACAATCCTTATAGACCAGGACAAAAGTATTATCCTCTACCTGATTATATGGGTGCAACTAAAGTTATTGATTTAGATGGGGAAGTAGATAATTTCCATATCAATAATATTCAAAATGGTTTAGCCCCATCTTTAGCAATTACTACATTTACAAATGCAAATGATGATGAGAGAGCCGCTATAGAAAATATGCTAAGAATGCAGTATTCAGGTACTGACAACGCGGGAAGCTTATTATACATGGATGTTGATGATCCAGTAAATGCCCCGCAGATAACACCTATTTCTTCAAATGGTAATGATACATATTATACTACTGTAAATGATATGGTAATGCAGAAAATATTAACTGCACACCGTATTACATCTCCTGCTTTATTAGGTATTAAAGAAAATACAGGATTAGGCAACAATGCAGAAGAATTAGAGACAGCATGGAATTTATTTTTAAATGCAGTAGTTCTTCCTTATCAACAAGAAATTTTGGGTGTATTAGAATATCTATTATCTAAACAAGTAAATGAAGATGTACAGATAGGTGTAATACAGAAAAACCCATTATACGAAGGAGATGATAATGAAATTGATGTTGTTACCTCACAAGAAGCAACAGTTGAAGAAACAGCAGATATACAAGAACAAGTAGATGATTTAAACGAAGATACCAATGACTAATACGTTAATTTTAAGCTGGACAAAGCTAAAACAATTTACAGATTTAAATGATTCTGTAGATGCTTCGTTATTGCAAAATGCAGTAAGAGAAGCTCAAGATATTCAATTACAAAGGGTTATTGGAACACTACTTTATCAAAAAATTTTAAGTGATATAGATACTAATAGTTTAACAGGTAATTACAAAACATTAGTTGATGATTATATCCAAGATATGTTGTTATATGCAGCATATTATAATGCTTTAGAAGCTATTTTCTTACGCCCAAGAAATAATGGATTGTTGATTCCACAAGGTGGAGAAAATTCAGCTGCTGTAGATAAAAATGTCTACGAGATGAAGCGAACTTCAGTGCAGAATAAATTTGAATACTATAGTGATCGACTTTCAAGATATATCGTTGAAAAACAGTCAGATTTCCCTGAATTAAGCGCAAATACATTTTTGTATGAGCAATTACCTGATTATGGTAGCCAATATAGAGCACCTATAGTATTTTCACGAAATACAAGAGCAAGATATTTGAATGTAGCACAACGTGCAGGTGTACCTATTGTTGATAGTGCATTTCCACAATATCCACCTCCAAGATTGAATAAATACAAATATTAAACATTACATAAAATGGCCCAAAACGTAAGTAATTTATACATATCAGAATCATTTCAGAACATTGTATTTGTTTCTGCAAGTGCTGAAGGCAATGTATTAGCAACAGCTTTAGGTGTTCCTATTCTGTCAAGTTCTATATCAGCATCATATGCTTATAGTGCATCTGTAGCAACACAAGCTGATAGTGCAACTTCAGCAATTTCAGCTGTAACAGCACAAAGTGCATCATTTGCTGAAAGTTCATCTGTAGCGATAACTGCACAAACAGCTTCTATTGTATTAGGAAGTATTACAAGTGCAT